TCTAAACTGACACCAAAATAATCACCAGCGTATCTTGTAGCCATGGCAAACTTTTTTTACTAGTTTACTTGTTTTCTACAAAAAACCGCATCAAGTTAAAACCAGGTCCAATTAAATTTTTAAGTACTTTCATGTTCATCTTGGCTTCTTCGTGGTCCTTATATATTTTTGCTTTATCACGTTCTGTTGTATAGGTTACAAGATTTTGCTTTTGTTTATCTAAATAATCTCGTACGTAAGTATCACCTCTTGTGATAACCCACACCTCTTGGAATTTTAAAAGGGGCATGTGCTGAGTTTCTCGAAAAGTATGAAACTTCCGAGAGTAAGTTACTTGGTTTTTAACTTTTTTGCTAGTTACTTTTATAGGTTTAGTGAGGGTTTGCGGTTTATCTTTATTTTTCAAATTTTTTTGGAGATTACGGGCCTTATTTACTGCTTGAAACACCGTGGGAAATATTTCTGAAGTTAAATGAATTTGATTGTTTAACTTTACGCAACCGTAATAACCAGCCTCGTCTCTAAGCGTAAATACGATTTTACTTGGATTTGCATCGTAAATGACTGAAGCAGCGCTGATTAACTTAGACAAATTTAAAGTTGTCTTTTGGTTTTCCATAGTAATTTTGGTACTTTTTGTAAAGAGTAATCTAACTTTATTCGTTGTCCAATAAAGCTAACCGCATTTGTTCGTGTCTTGAGGGGGTTTTTGAACCGTCCCACAACACATCAACATAAACCCGACGGTGCCCTGTTGAAGTTTGCTTTATGCCTGTTGCAAAAACGGTGCCTTTCCTTGTTTCTGCCAAGATCCTAGTCACCACGTTTTTGGAAGTGCTTGATGTAAACGGATTAACACACATTTGTTGCATTTTGTTTATCTCTTTGACTCGATCACCTTCCTTAAACTTTCGCTTCGGTTCGGGAGCTTGACTCATTTTTCTGCCCATGTGTCTGCAATAGAAGCGTCGGCTTTAGCTGGAACAACTTTTAAGATAGTCTCTGCTGCCAATGTCATTGATTTCTCAAGAATTTCTTTAAATTGGTCTGCCTTATTTTCGATAACTTCCAACACAATTTCATCATGCACACAAGCCACCAACGAAGCTTCTTCATCTAAATACTTACCTAGTTCAGCCAAAGAAAGCTTAAGTATGTCTGCACCCGCTCCTTGAATTAACGTGTTTGCACAAGTCGTCATCAGAGCATCGTCATAAGACAAAAGTCGTCGCCTACCTAAGGGAGTGCGAACATAGCACCAGCCATCAGCAACCATGGCTGATCTTTCGCGGTGCCACTCACGCAACCGTGGATACGCTGTGTGGAAGGCTGTGTGCGCTACCTTAGCATCTGACAACGAGATGATTTTGCCTGATTGAGCTGCATAAGTTTTATATTTTCGATAACCCATTCCGTATAACAAAGCAAAATTAAGTGTTTTCCCTTCCTGCCTTTGGTGTTTTTGTACCTCTTCTACAGAAATTTTGTAAATTAAACTCGCAGTAACAGTGTGTAAATCCTGTTCGTTTTTAAAAGCTTTGATCATTTGTGGGATTTTTATCAGCTCTGCTCCTAACCGGAGTTCAATCTGCGAGAAATCGCAAATTACAAGTTTGTAACCAGCTTGTGCCTTGAAACAACTTCTAAATTCGTTGCTCCTTGGTATCTGTTGAGCGTTAATCGCAAACTCTGTTTTTTCCTTAGCAGTTGTTTGTTTTTTTGCGCCTGAAGACGTAAACCGACCGCTGTTAGCCCCATACTGGTTATAACCGCTATGGATTCGTTGAGTTATCGGATTTATGTTATTTATAAGTTTTTCTACATGCTCTAATTTAGTTTCTACTTTTACTCTCTTTCTGTACATATTTAATATTTCGTCTTCACTATCAAATTCACTTAAAGCAACTTGGGAAAGTGTAGGTTTACCCGTTGTTCCATCCACCGGAAGATTTATTCCCAGTTCCTGAAACAAGCGGATGCATTGCACTCTTGATCCAGGGTTGAATTCTTTCTTTGGTTTTTTTCCTATAGCTAACGTTCCGTCTAAATTTTTAGGAAGTTTAAGTTCCTCAGGAAGTGCATTGTTTAGTGCCATACAAAACTCTAAAGTCTTATCTGCAAGCTCTTTACTTATGGTAAGTTTTAATTCTTTTAGTTTAGTAACATCTACATTAAATCCTTTGTGACACATAATAGCTACAGGTCGAATACACTTTGATTCGAGTGAGTAAATATCTAGTAAAGATTCGTTTACAAGTTCTTTTAGTTGACTGGCTGCCACCCGTGGGAGAATGTCTACGTCCTTTGCTGCATATTCAATCTGTTCAATTTTTAAATTTTCTTTAGACCAATCAGATCTTTGTTCCTCTTTATCTAGGTCAATGTCAAGTCGTCGTTTGACAACAGCTTTTAAGCTGCACGACACGTCTGCAAAATATGGTTTTTTAGCTTGTGGACTTATTCGTTTTTCTTTAAAACCAGCACGTAAACAACGCTCCGCAATATAAGTGTCAAATATTTTATTCTTATAATCAATTCCTACTTTTAATAGAAACTGGAAATCAAAGTTCATCGAGTGAGCCACGAGCATCTCGCGACTTTCGATAAAAACTTTTAGTTTGCTAAAATCTGGAATCTTAAACAAATCAAAGACGTAAATGTCCCTGTCATTATCGTTTTCTTCTGTAGAGCAAACTTGAATTAACCTAACATCTGCTATACGAGCATCTAAACCAGTTGTTTCAGTATCAATACAAAGTTTTTTGATTTTATCTAGCTGAACTAAAGCTTCATTGAACTTATCTTGTGTTGTTAAATACAATAAATTCATAATAAAAAAGGGCGCCCAGAGGACGCCCAAATAGGTGGGCTAGGCTTCACACACTATATAGGTTACGGGTGCGAACCCTTTGGCTCCACCGCGTGGTTACAAAATAGCTAATGTCTCCCCATTGATTAGCCACGGTAAGTCCTGCTGGAGTCAATTCAACAGAATAAACAGTGCGACGTAAGAGATCCGAGTTCCCGTTAGGCTCAGAGTCTTTTGAACCAAACTCAACTGTTTTTTCCATGTTGACCATTCCCCAAGAGGCCAGCAAAGCCAGACCATCACGGAGAGCAATATACATAGGAGACGCGTGGTAGCACTCGCTCCTGCCGACTCCAGGAGCTTTAGAGATTGGACGATAGCTCCCATTCTCGCTCTTAATAAATCCCTTAAAGCAGTCTGAATCTGCACTCACTTCACCTCTATAGGCAAGGTAGTTAACCGCTTCAACGGCTACTTGGCGAAGAGTTTTTTTGTGTCCATCTCTTAGGGATACCAAGAGCATTGCTGCTCCAAGTCCTTTGATATGGTCAATCTGGTTTATGGCAGCAACAGCTTCATCTGGATTAGAGAAACTTTTGCTGGGAGCAATGTCTGTAATGCGGTTTATCGGAGCAGAGCGACGTTTTTTACCTGGTGTAAGACCTTCAATCGCACATTTAGCGGCAAGAGAAGCTAGTGTTGGGTTTTTCTTTTCTACGCTGAGAGAAAAGAGCTTTTTCGCGTCAACGTCGCGCAAGTTTATGTGATCAAGAATGTTGATCGTTATTGGGGTTTTGGTCTCGGTGGCCGAAAACAATGCGTTGGCTTCAGCTGTGTCTAGCAAAGCTTCGCCAAGTTTGAAAGAGAGTTTCATAAAGAAGGTGAGGACCAAAGGCAGTTAAACACCTATATACTAAGCTTGCAACCTTTTTATAAAAACTTAAGGTTTGAAAGCTTTGTTTTATGCTCTGCATAGGTAGCAAAGTTGGAAGATAAGTTCGTTGTAGCATCCCATTGAATAATCTCATCTGCAAGCAGAATAGCTATACAACGAAACTCAAATTCTTCAGAGAGAACCATAAAACTTTTTACTTCTTCTATTGTTTTAACTGCAAAAGCTTCTTGTAAAAATACAGTTAAAGGTAAAGAACATTCAGAAATAATACCTTCGTCAGTTATCTGTGTAAAGTTAAAAATGTTATTTTTAGTTAGAAACACTATGTATGTCTGGTTATAGTGAAAAGTGAGTTCAAAATTATTTTCTAAACTTCCTTTGTTTTTCTCTAAAAGCACAAAAAGATTAGTTAACCATCTCTCGAGTTCACTCGCTGAACACTGTGGGCAATATTGAAACAAGACGTCGTTAATATCTTTCTGATCTTTACTTCTATTCATCGGAACTCTATAGTGGACCAATAGCGTTTACCGTCGAGTATCTTATAACAGATTTCAAGTTGAGTACCACTTATTGTTCGTACGTCACCTAAGTTAGCTTGAGTGTCGTAGTACTCGCCTTGTTCGGCGTAGGCCTTCATCACCCTTTGCACTTCATAATAATCAATGATCTCTTGAATCACCTGGTGATCCGATTGTCTTTTAGTGTTCATAATTAAATTATTACCTTAAAGATGTTTGAAATAATTCAACAGACTTAGGGTCATCGTTAACATTGACTAAGAAAACTTCATCACTAAATCTATGTAGGACATTAGCTTTCTGACCTATACAAAAAGTATTCCATTGAAGGCATATCTCGTCTTTAAATTCATTTAAACGGCGTACAAGAGGATCTGATATTTCAGACGCACCATCAGTGATTAGTAGAACGTCGGCTTTGGCATCAATCTGAGCCTTAGTCAGCGCGTGGTTTAATACAGCTGAGAAGGCTGTACCACCTCTTGTAGACCAGGTCATCATAAAGTTTAAAAGTTTTTCGTTATTGTTTCGATCACTTTTTAAAACTATGCTTTCTTGTATCACTGTATCAAACAGATGAACTTGAAGTTCTCGCTTTTGCTCTAAACATTCTTCAGCAACTACATAAGCAATTGCTTTACTCCATATCTCTGAGCTTCCAGACATTGATCCGCTTACGTCTATATACATAACAACCGGGCCTTTAGATATTTCTTTTATCTTTGCTTCGTAGTCTTTAGTTAATAAAGTTTTCTGTGAATATTTGAGAGCAAACAAAGTCCGTCCTATAGTGTCTCCAGCTAGAGCTAATTCAACAGGGAAGATATTCCTAATATCATCCGAGAACTTAGCCCCCACAATGTCACTGTAGTTACTTTGTGCTTGTTTAGCACGTTTCCTATTATTCCAAGCTTTTCTTAAGGCTCCAATTTTATTAATCAGCTGTTTCAAGTGTTTGTTCTGTTTCAGTGTTTGTGCCAAGTGTCTCTTCGTTTCTAAATCGTCACTGTGGGAGCCGATTCCTTTGTTAGTACCAGCTAACGTATCGAATGCTTCCTTTAACTCCTCTGCTTCTTTGTTTACTTTATCTATTACGTTTGATACATCAGGCTGCATTTGAGATCGCGCATCACTAAAAGTTTTCTCCATTTGTTTTCCTAGTTTCTTACCTAGTTGTCTAAGCTCAGCCGCTTGTTTTTCATTGCCTTCTTGCATAGCTTGCATAAACTTATCCCGCAGTTCTTGTATCTGCTTTCCTCCTTTAATCAGTGCTTGACCAAATAATTCATTTTCTTTTATTTGTTTTTCTATAAGTTCGCTTAGTTTGTTTATTATGTTCACTGCATTATTACCTGCATTGAATTGATTACCGCACGATAAAGAAGCTAAGTTAGGCCACATTGGGGATTCGCACACGTCATTGAACAAGCCCACCCAAAAGGCATTCTCAGGTTTATATCCCGTTGGGTGCGCTGGGTTATGACCATCTTGCTTAAGTCGAAAATAAGCTTCAATTTCATCTAAACTTATTAAAGGAGTGACCGCACCACCGTTATACAAGAGATCAAATAGTTCTTTACCAAATCGTGATATTTGAGAAATATTGTAATAATCAATTAGATATGTAACTGTTGGTTGTGCATCACGAACGAAGTCATCCCATAAAAAATCACAAAGCGCTGATACTGAAATAACAAGGGGCTCATTGTTTATAAGCCGAATAAATTGTTGCTCTGTTTTTAAATTCATTTGCATAACTCTGAGATTGATTTTGCAATCATTTGTTTGGTTTGATCTAAAGTTTGGATCACCTTAGTGGCTTCCTGTCTCGTAATTGCTGAGATACGATATTCACTCGATTCCATAATGGATGAAAGTTTTTGATCTAAAACCGATACATCGTTATGTGTCTTACGTAATTTACTCACGAGTTTATTTAAATCGCTTACAGCTTTACATTCCTGGCCATTGATACTGTGATACTCACTTAATATCCCGCCTAACGCTCGCTTTATATCAGTAATCATTTTTTCAGCCGTGGGTATTGCTTGTTGTAGTACCTCTTTTATGATCCCTATATCGTCCATGTTTTGATATATAATATGAACCAATGATTTGTGTAGGTGATCAGCATACACTGTATCATCTCCTTGCACAATAGCCCAGCCTTTAATAAATTTAAGTATCTGAACGCGACGCCTATCGCTGATCGTTATTCCTCTAGAAGCAAGTAAATCAAAAACCTGTGAAAATTTATCTAAAAACTCATCTGTGACTTTAATTTCATTTAAAGATTCTTGTAATTCAATTAAATCTTCGTAAGTTAATTCTGATTCAACCTTTGGTCTTTTCTTCAAACCTAAAGCCCATAAATCTAACAATCTACGGGATGCTGGTTTCTTTAAAGCTTCAACTGTCGGTCTAAATAAAAACCGATCGCAAAACGCTTGAAGAGATTCTTCTTGTGGAAATGAGTTTGTAGCAGCAACGACAGATTGGATTGGGGTGTGTATTAATTGTTTACCGTTATTGAACGTACGTTCATTTAACACTGTTAACAATGAGTTAAGCACTGCAGAGCTACCACGAAACAACTCATCAAGGAATGCGATGTTTGCACTAGGCAAATATCCTTGTATATCCCTTGTATATTCGTCTTTCAACAACTTTGATATTGCCACAGGGCCAAACAGTTCTGAAGGATCTGTCGTGGGTGATAACAAATAACCAAAAAATTTACTGTTTTTAAATCCGTTTGATACGGCACGAACTAATTCAGACTTGCCTGTTCCTGGTAACCCAAACAAAAATGTATTTTGTTTTGTAATTACAGAAGCCAAGAGGCCATCAATAATCTCTTCACGCTCTAAAAATGAATTGTTTAAAGAACCGCGAAACTTTTGGAGATTTGTAAAAAGTAAGTCGTTCATGATTGGTTGGTGAGTGTGTCAAAACGATGGATGTTAATTGGTTTGGGTCTTGGAAATGTGATCTCTTGCGTTGTAACCCAGCACTTATTTTTAAGTGCATGCTCTATAGAAAGCAGTCGTTCACAAGCGTAATCAACACTTGTAAAAGTGACTGCTTCCAAAATATCCATTGTGTATTCCTCTATGTCCTTAAGAAAACCTTTTTCAGATGCAATTGTGTAGATTATTTTTTTCATTAAAAATCTAACTCCTCAATAGACTTGGCACCAAGTGTCCTTACTTCAGCTAATACTTCGGATAAATCCATATTTGATGACTTAACAAATTCACTTTGTTGTGTAAATAGATTTTGTAAGTGTTTAGCTCGTTGATTATATATGTTAGTTTCTAGCTCAATCTGACTATAAAGTTCTTCTAACTGCTCCTCCGACTCAGCTTCTCTTATCTTAAGAGTTAGATCTTTATACGTTCCAGACAAGATTAAAGATTTCTTCAATAGCTCTAAACCATCCGAAGAATCCCTCGTGGCAACTATGTTTTCTAGTTCTTCTCTTATCTTTACTTTTATCTCCGCAAAATTATTGTATGCTTTGTCCCGCTTCTTAGCTTCGCCCGCTTGTAAGCCAAGGCCAACTTCTGTTAATTCTTTTGTTAAACTCGTTAGCTTTTCAAACCCTGGACAATGTGAAGAGATCAATTGTAAATTCTCTGCTGTCATTTGCCAAGAACCTCTACGTTTTGATCCTCCTGTTTGTCGCTCACCTATTTTGCTAGCGATGCGCACATCAAGATCATCCAACAATTCCGCTGCTTTAAGGCAAGCGCGATCTGCTGCTCCTGATCTAGCTGCTTCAAGCACCTCGTTAGTGTTAGTAACTGACGCTTCCCATATAGCTTTTGTTAGTGGGTGATCGTCCTTGCTTATTGCAGCTTCCATGAACACAGGATTTGGCCCTAAAACGTAGACGTTTATAGGGTTCTCAAACTCTAGTTTTGTTGGGAACAAAGAAAGGTAAGCTTCCTTAGCCATCTTGTACGATAAAGGATCTTCATGTTGAAACAATGGTTCGAGAAAACCAGAAACAGTGGTCGCCCATTTCTCATATTCCGGTAGCCACATTTCATTTAATAATTCGTTAAAGTTTGCGGCGTTCTGTCTTATTGATGTAATGCGTTGCATTGCATCCGTAAAGTAATCCTCGTGAAGAAAGTGAGTGTCTCCTTGATGAATCGTGCAATCGTCATACAATTTCCGTTGTTCAATCCGCAAATAACTCAAAAATTCTTTAAGCTTCCCTGATAAGTTAGGTCTAACAGAAACTGATTGTTGCTTTTCTAAAGCTTCAATAACTGATTTCTGTAACCGCAAATCATCTAGTTTGATTTGAGTGCTTTGTCTAACGCTGGCGCTAATTTCAACGCGTAAGATAAAAATGTTTTTGTCCATGGTGATCACTTGATTCGGGAGAATGCGAGGTTGATTTTGTCTGTGATGAAGTCAACTTTGAACGTTAATTTCAGTTGATCAATCAGCTGCTTGCGTTCGAGCTTAGCCATCTTAAGCTTCTGCTCAAGCTGTGCAATTTTGTCATCGAGTTTGTCTATTTTGGAATGAGCTGTGGGGCTTTTGGTTATTCGCACCACGATGTTTGCATTGTGTTCTGGGAAACGAAACAATGAATCTTTACCTTGAAACAAGTTAAGATCGACACCTGATAAGTCAGCTTTAACTAAATCATTAGTTAAATTATTTCGGGCTGCCTCATAAGGTACGCCAAAAGATTCGTTTAACTGAGATAAAGCGACATCACACTCATCGTAAAGATGAGCAGCGAGCTTGCCTTGTTGTACAAGATTCGGTACAGATAGTTTGGACATAGAGATTTGGTGTGATGTAGGGTTGGAAGCACCACGTTTAGGGCCGGTGCCGCCCATGTAGCATAAGATATCATGCTGCGCTCATGCTGTCAACAGTTTATCTTTATTAACACTGAGCACCTTAGTACACTCAATAATTAAAAATAAGTAAACTATTTCTTAACTCAACTTTTGACACTCAATTTTCGCACCTAATCAAACTTTTAAAGTTTTACAGGTGGTCTAAAATGTGTTTGTATAGTTGTTTGCCTGTTTCCGTTAAGGTAAGAACATTTAGCCTTGTGTCATATTGAAAACGCTTTCTTCCTATTAGACCCATGCCTCTCTGGTTCTTTTGAGTCTTGTTGCTTAACAAGCAGCAGTTTCGAGAAATTGAACTTCTAGACATATTTAACATTTCGGAAAGATCTGCTTGAAGCACTCCATCCTTAGCTTGTGCGATTGCTAAAAATAAAATTAACGTGTGACACGAAACTTCGCGCTCGTTGAATTGAGCAAAAGGCCTCAGCGCGTTGATTAGATTCATGTTAATACGTGGTGTTAGTAGGCATAGTCGTCATCAAAAGATAACATTTTGTCGAGTTCTAGCCAGATGGCATCCTCAATGCATTCTTTAATATATTGTTCGTTTGGATTTTCATTATGTTTAAAAGCACGAGAGTAGCCATAACTAATACCTTGTTCGATTGCATTTTCAAGAACAATACGGCTCTTAACTTTCATTTAATTCCAGCGTGGGGCACTAAAGTTTAGCTGGCTCCCACAGAATGGAGCAACTACAGTTGGTTGATCTAATTGGTGATGTTTAAATGGTGATTCAGGCCCATATTTGTCAACTAACTCAGGAAAAGCTAACAGTAATCGCGCTTTGTTTTGTGCATCAGCTTTCAAGCCTGAAGCACCTAATGAACTATAAAAACTCCCACCAAATTTTACTGCGGTTAGGAAAGTTGATTGGATCTGGGAATCATTCATGATAAGTTTTAGGGATTGGGTTTGCATAAGGTGCAGGTTGAGTACCTACTTCAGCAATCACCACCGCTATAGTTGTGGTGGCAATCAGAAAACAAAGCAAGTTAAATAGGTGTTTCATATGTGTAAATCTTGGTGATTTTGTAAAGCCCTG